CGATGACGTCGCATCGGGCAATCACATCATCAAGGGTGAGCTTCTTTTCTGCTGCGCCGACCCAGTAATCAGCGCCTGCCCACCGGTCTGAGCGCAACGCGAGGCCGATCTCGACGTTAAGGTGCTTGGACATAAAGCCCAGCACCTCCGCCTCACCGGCCTCCTCCGCCTTTTTCATTTCCCGAATCAGGAATTTCTCGCTAACCGAGTACCCCATGTTCGGGTTGGTGATGTAGAAATTCTCGGGCTTGCGATGATCATCTGCCTCAAGGATCTTTTTCGGAAACTCGTAGATCACCGGCAGGAAGTTCGGATCGACAATCGTGCCGTCACGCACCCCCCGGGCGTACTGGAGCTCTTCGCGAAACACTCCCGCCGGGGGCTGGTCAGACTGCGTCGTGAGATAGATCACGAACCCTTCGGGCCGAGACGCAAGTCCACCGGTGGCTTCGCGCAGCATGTTGGCCGCATGTGGGTTCTTGCCAAACAGGTGAAGCTCATCGACCAGGACGACGGCGGCCTTCTTCCCGCCGACAGTATTTTGATCGGCGGCCACCACCTTCAATGTCGCCCCGGACTCACGATGGGTGATCGTCCGAACGTGATCCTGCACATGCAGCAGTGCCGAAAGCTCTTCATCGTGTTTGACCATGTCGCGGGCCGGCGCGTAGGCGTTGTTCGCCACCTCGATCGTCGGGGCCAGGATGATGAACTCGGCTGACTGGCGCCAGTTACGGATCAGCACCGTGAGCATGATCGCCGCAGCAATGGTGCTCTTTGCGTTCTTTTTACTGATGAGGAGAAAGAACTCCTGAATCAGCCGCTCGCCAGTATTGGAGTTGTAAGCGCCGAAAATGGCGCCGGCCAGGTCACTGATCCACGGTGCACAGGAGTCGCCAATCAACGGGCTACCAGGTGCGTCGACAATCCGCAGGTCATTAAGGACCTGCATGCACTCGGCCGCCTCATCCGGAAACAGCGGCGGAAACGGAACCAGCGATTGTCGATTGATGATTCGCGATTCCCAGTCTGGGCACGCTGTGTCCCAGGTGGGTTCGTTCACTTATTTCACCGATCGCAAATGAGTTGGGGGTGGAGGTGCAGCGCCGAACTTGCCTTTGGCAGCCTTCTTCGCGGCATCTTCCTTTTCTTCCTTTTTGCCGCCTTCACCTTTACGCGGATGAATGAACGGCATGAGTGCTTTCGCTGCGTCGACCCGAAGCTTCGCGTCCGCGTCGTAGTCGTTCATGGTCGCGATCAAGAATGCTTTCGGATCGGTAAATGTCATCGCCTTGGAAAAGTCGAAAGAGGATTCGACATCACCCCGGGCTAGGTTTTCGGCCGGCGGTTTTTCATTTACCGGCTTGGGGCCGGCTTTAACATTTTTGTTAATGGGTGAAGAGGCCAATGCGGCGAGGACATTCGGGTGTTTGGCCAATCGTGAACCGGCGACCGACGCGCTGGAGGCCGCATATCCTGCGGCTATCGCTGCATCTTTGTTGGACGCACCTCCCCTCACAGCGTCGACAAAAGCACGCTGCTTGGTTGTTAACGCCATTAACAAAAAACCTGTGTGGGGGAAAAAATCTGTCCGTGCGGTCGGGGGCGGTGTCCTATGCAAAATCTTCCATGGTTTCGACCCGCCCAGGGGCACTGGCGTGCCACAGAACCCAATCGATACCGATTCGCATTGGACCGACGAAATCGTCGGACATCACGCTCGCCCCGCCCCCTCGGCCGACTCGGCGGCGGTCTTCTGCTTGTGGCACGGGATGCAGAGCGCCTGAAGGTTCTCTTCGTCGTCCAACCCACCACGAGCGCGGTTCACAATGTGATCGACCTCGAGCTGCAACGTGATGATGCCGCAGGTTTGGCAGGTGTACTCGTCACGTATCAGGATCGCGGCACGCTTACGTCGCCAAGGTCGACCACCACGGCCCGAACCCCAGCCATCTGCACCTCCATCTGCGATGGGGACAGCGAATGGTCGTCCTTGGGTTTGCTTAATTCGAGGCGGTAAAGTTTTAAGTCGAGACATACTTGATTGACCTTTGGGCGACACAACTTGCCTATTCGCGAAACGTGTCGCGAGCTACTTTCTGAGCTTCGGCTGCAGCACGACTCGGGCGATCATCACCAGGAGGCCCAGCACCCCGTAGGCCACCGGAGGCAGCACAGCCTGTAGTTGCGGCATCAGTTGCTCAGCCACGCCAAGCACTGCGATAGCACCACCTGCCTGAACACTGGTCATGCTCAATGCTTGCTTCCAGTTGTCGATCAGTTGCATCGGTTACTCCTACCGCTTGGGCAATTTGAAGTCAGTGAATCGGTCGGCCAGGTCGGCCACCTTCTTCACCCCCAGGGTGCCGATGACGGCGCCGAGAGCTGCCGCCAGACTTGATGGGAGGTTGAAGTATTCGAGCAGCGGGAATGCCCCGGCTGTGATCGCGCCGCACAGGCAGGACTCAAGCATGGCCTGACGCCGTCCGCCGCCGCCGTAGATGACACGCAGGAAGGCAATCCAGCACGAAAGCGTTGCGGCATAGAACATCGGGGCATGCTGGCTCAGCCAGGCCACAGCGATAAGCCAGGTGTCTGGTTTGTCGGGCATGTTCGGCATCTCGGATTCCTCCCTCGCGGGGAGCGGTATAGGTCCGGCTCCAGCAGCACTCCCAACTCGGAGCGATCGTTGTGGTGGAGCCGAAAACGAAAAAGCCCCGGCGGATGCCGAGGCTCTGTGTTAAGGGATAACGCGTTAAAGAATGAGGTAGCCCGTGATAAGGGCGTACGAGATACAGACAATAGATTTACCGAGATAACCTGGAGCCTTCCACACCAGTACGCCGCCTAGAGCAATCAGAGCTAAGGCCGCAGCCAATCCAACTCGATCTGACACAACGGGCGAATACCCAGACACCTTCATTGACTTTTCCACAACAACCCAGAGTTTGTGAGCTGCAAGGAGGCAAGCTGCGCCCGCAATTGAGATGATGAACTGAAAGCGGTTCGCAGCGTCATTAGAGCCACGGTTAGATGATGAACCCGAAGAGGCGCGCGCGGCTTCCTTTTGGCGAATGTCTCTATTAGCCCATTCGGCATCATGAGAGTAAAAATGCTCATTCCCTTTTGAATCTCTGTGCCAACCATCTTGATCACTCATCGCGCTCACCATCCCTGGATAGAAATACTCAATGTTCAGGATAGTAGCCAAAGGCCAATATCTTCGCCAGGGCGAGCAGGTTTATCGAACCAAAAAAAGCCCGACTCAATGGCCAGGCTTTTTGTGTCGTATCTCATAACGCGCAAGATCGACATGATGGGGTTAATTTACGGCCAGTCGGCCATCACGGTCAAGCGGCATCTACAAAGATTTGTTCCTGGTCGAATATCTCGGTCGCATGGATGACTGCCGCCTCTTCGAGCTGCTCCAACCGCTTGTGGACTCCTGCCCTCCAGTTGCGGCGAGTGCGCTCCGGTGAGCCGGCGAGATCCCAGGTGTTCATGTCGTAGAACTCGGCAGGAAGGACGATCATGTCGGTGGAACGCTTGCCGGTCTGGATGCCCTTGAGCTTGGGAATAGCCCAGGCAGTGAGTGCCTTGTAGACGAATAGCTGCGGCGCCGGGGAGATCATTCGAGATACCAAGCGGCCAATGGCGGCAACCTTGTTCGCCTTGTGGGTAGAGTACTTTGCGACCAGGACATCCCATTGGGCCGGCTCAAGCTGTCGATGAAGCAGCGCGTAAAGGCAGCAGTCGTAATCGAACTTGTCCCGGGGTGAAAGAGTGCTGCCGGAACCACCTTGGCGAAGGTCAGCGTCGATCAGCTTCTGCCAGGACTGCTTCGTGCTGTTGTCGATGTTGTCGGCGGCCAGTACGCGCACCAGTGTGCCCATCACGTCTTTATAGATACCCATCGCTCAATCCCCTGTGAAGTTCGTTCCGCCGGCCCCGCGGCGGTTGTTCTGTTCGTATTGCTCCTGGGCACCGCCGATGACATGGCGCGCCTTGGCGATCTCGGTGAGCGCGTCCTTCAAGCGCGCGTTGAGTACCGGTACAACGTCGCTCAACGGCAGAGTCTGGAGGGTGTGGCCGCATACCCAGCCGGAGCCCAGGCAGTGCTCGCACTCAAGATAGTGAAAGATCCCGAGCCGCAAGCCCTTGCCCAGGCAGATGTTGCATTCGACGATGAACTTCAGCTCGCGCTTCTGGAGTGATCCATGGCTCTTCTTCATTGAGCCCCCAGTAGCTGCTCGTGCAGACGGTAGACGTTTGGGCCATCGCCATAAGGCCAGTGCTGCACGGAAAGCTCCTTGCCGGTTTGCATGGTCAGCACCAGGTGCTTACCGCCATTCCAGTCCTCATACCGCATCGAGCTGATTTCGGCTGGATTCACGGCGAGGCCGGATGCCTTATCGAGCAAAATCATCATTTTTAAACCTCGCCTATGGTTGATTCTTGAATGGCCTTGCAGCCCTTGTCCTGTGCGGCTTCCAGCGCATTACCGGAATCTCCGAATCTAAAGCCGGTCAATCCGTGAATCAGGGCGAAACCCTTCTGGTCTAAATGGGCGTGCCACTGTTGCAAGGCATCACGCTTGCGCCCCATCACGTCCGACTGGATGTACACCTTCACGTTGTGACCCATCGCGTGGTTGATCAGCAGCTCGCCAATCAGGTGGTCGATGCCGAGGTCTGCCCAACCGGTACGGGCCACCTTGCGCAGGTCATGACTGGTCCACTCGCCCTTCCCCAACCGGGCAAACACGGCGCTGGCTTGGCCTTCGCTCAGGGCCTTGCCATTGCGTGCCGGAAACAGGAACTGGCCGTCGTATCCCGCGGCGTACTGACCTTCGCGATAGCTGACGAGCAGCGCGCACACCTGCTCGGTCAATGGCAGGTGATGCTCGACGCCGGTCTTGGTGTGCTCGGCCGGGATGAACCACTCGCGCTCAGCCAGACTGATGTGCGACCAGCGTGCCTGCCGGGTTTCGCCGATGCGCGTGCCGTGGCAAAGCATCATCAGGGCGAGCATCGAATCCAGCGGCGCGGGCTCCATGACGGCGGCCAGTTGCTCCAGCAGACCTGACAGCTGTACCCCACGCAGGCGCGACGGCTTGATCCCGACCTTGGCCTTGGAGAAGTCGTTGAACTTGATGGTCGCCATCGGGTTGGCCGAGATCAGCCCCAGCTTGAACGCCTGGCGGAAGGCAAGGGCCAGCAACTGGAACACCGAGCGCACGTAGTCGATGGAAATGCTTTCTTGCAGCGGCCACATGAGCTGGCTGTCGAGTGTCGCTTTGTCGATTCCGGCCAGTGGTAAGTCACCCAGGCGCGGCAGGAGGTGGCATTTGATTGCAGAGGCGCCGGTCTTCTTGCGCTTGCTGGAAAGGTTGCGGTCGCGAGACATGCGCTCGGCGTACCAGGTCAGCAGCTCGCCGACAGTGGACCACTTCGACAGGTTCGCGCCGGTACCGGCTTCCAGCCGCAGGCGGATAGCCGGCAACGCCGCGACCACCTGCTTGGTGTTGAGGTCCGGGAAGGCGCCTATTCGCTTCCACTCTCCCTTCACCACCAGGTACCAGGACGCACGCGCACGGGCCCGGGTGAAGCGCAGGTACAGGCCGCGGTTCTCAATGTCGCGCAGATCCCGGACATCGCCGGCAGCCTGCCGTTTGATTTCGGCGTCGGACATCTTCACGGCAGCGCTGGTCATGCGGCCACCACTGTAGGAGCGAGCCGAAGGTAGGCGCGGATCTGCTCCATCGTGTCGAAGTGCCCACGGCACACCACCGCCAGATACCCTTGGGCATTGAGCTTGCGAATCCGTTCATGCTGGCTGGACGAAATCGCGGCATCGTTCGGTGGCGTCGCCTTGAATTCGATGTACAAACCGAAGAACCCGCCACGGGCCATCGGCAGGACCAGATCGGGAATACCGGCCTTCACGCCTTGGGCCTTCAACTTCGCGGCAACGGCCTTCACGCGATGGCCACCGTTCGGGACGTGGTAGATCAGGTCAGCGACCTCAGGCATGCGGGCACGAAGCTCAGCCATCAATGCCGCTTGCTCCAGGCCTTCACGGTCGACTGGCTTGGCGCGGGTCGGCTTCTGCTTGAACTGCTTCATGGCGACCGGCGTCATTCGCGATTACCCCGCGCGATTCGGGCACGGCGCTCGAGACAGCGGATGCCCCACCAAAGACCGACGGCGACGACCGTCATGAAAGCGATGTACAGATGAAGCAGCATGTCGTTCATGCCTTCTCTCCTGTGGTGATGTCGATTATTTCGAAAGTGCTCGGCCACATCAGGCCGCCGAACTTCACGGCGGCAGAGCGATGCTCGAACAGTGCTACAGCGCGATCTGGTTTATCGGTGAGATCCCACTTGTAGGCGCAGCAATGCACGGCGTACCGGTACTCGGATGGGTCGGTGGGTGCGAGATTCGGGTTATGCATGTTGAGCACCTCCGACAACCCGCGCCGACGGCTTCAAACCGAAACGGCGCAACAGCTGTTCACGCGCCGACTGGCCGTCAGCAGGAATTCCCATCCTCGACACCTGGGCCTGCGCAACGCGCTCGGTCAGTTCAGATGCCCACTCAACTGCCGATTTCTGGCTGTCGTGCCCGATGCCGATGGCGATGTCTTCCAGCGGAAGACCGGCGACCAGCCGGCGGATGGTGATTTCGTAAGCCCTGTCGAAGACCTCGCTGGCTTTCTCGGGCTGCATGTCGCCCAGATTGTGAATCTCACACTGCAGTGCCGCGTGCCGGATGGCCGGGTGAGACCAGGTGCGGGCACCGAAACGGCTCGGGTGCGCATTCTCCAAGGCCTCACGAAACGCCCGGTCACTGGAAGGTATGCCTAGCATTTCCGGAGTTGGCATACACAGCTTGATGAATTTGCCCACGCTAGGGATGAAGTCGGTTCCCAGCTCGCGGCACCGCTCGACGCCGAACTGGATTTGCTCAAGCTGCGTGATCTTGGCAACGATGAAAGCTTTGATCCAGCTGCGCCGGGCGGCCTGCAGAGAGGGGTCATCTGGCCAGGCTTGCTTCCAGGCGGGGAAAATACTGCGAAGCTCCTTGAACAATGCGTTAACGACCTCGACCGTACCGGATGGCAGAGATTCCGGCATAGGCATTGGCGCTGGTGACTGGTAATTACCAACGGCAGCACGGAGGTCTTCGGTCGCGCCTGCCAACTTCAGCAGCTGACCTGCACTGCGCGGAGCCGTTGATTTGGCGCTCATAGACCACCCCCGAAGTCATCAGCCCAGCTGGTGTCATCAAAGTCAGGCCCATTGGACTGGCGCGCAGGAAACTGGCGAACGTTCGAAGCGGCAGCTCGAGCATTGTCGCTGAGCACCCACTTGACCAGCATCTGAACCCATTCAGCCTGGGTGTTTACCTGCCCGCGCGATTCGTAGTGCGCAGTGAATGCGCGGCGCACCTCGTCGGTGAACTTGGTAAGAGCCACGCCAGAATGGGTGGCATAGGTCTTCAGCAGCTTGGCGTCAGGCTGCCAGTCGAGGGTCATCTCGCTTGGCATGCGAGGATCAACGGGCTCATGCGCAGAGAGAGGGTCTTTATTCTTCTCTACATCTTCTTTAGGTAACGCGCCGCTAACGCTCGCAGCGTTACTTTTACCGTTACCTGCCTTGTGGTTTGCCACGCGCTTTGCCGTGAGAAGCCTATTTTTAGCGGTTTTGCCGTTGTGGCGGTCGAAGTGAGGAAGACTGATCACCCCTTCCTCCTCGATCATCCAGTCCACCAATTTCATGTATTCACAGAAATCGATAACGCCGACCAAGCGATCAAGTAACTTTTTGCTAACGCTAGGAGCGTTACCGTTTTGGGTTTGCTGATCGAACCAGCCCCAAACGCGCATTAGCTTTCCGACCACGGCATCAGGGTCGATGCCGGCAAAGTCAGCAATCTGGCAAACCTCAGGCTTGTCGAGGGTGGTGAGTTCGAATTTGATCCAGTCGCCGGCCATTACGCGGCCTCCTGCAGAAGTTCAGCGAGGCGGGTTAGGCCTTTCGGGGTGACCATAGGGTCGAAAGCAGCTCGCTCGATTCCGGTTTCAGGGTCCGGCTTGAGGGCTGTGACTTTGTGGGTCATGTGACCCGAGGTGATGCGCGGCTGATAGGCAACCCAGCGCTTGCACCCGTGGCGCCGGAAGATCCAACGATGCTGCTCCAGCCAGGCGAATAGGCGCGTAGGAGCCATACCAAGCTGCTTGGCTGCGTCAGTGATGCAGATCGCGCCGCCAGCTGCAGCGAGCCTGTTGATAGCGGCGACCTTTGGGGCTTGAACTGAAATCAGGCGCTGAAGCTCGCCGTTCTTGTCTGCGAGATCTGCGGCAAGTCGGAGGGCTTCAGGGAGAGTTTGCGGAACCGTGACAACCTGTCGTGACACGTTTTCGAGTTCGCCCAAACGTGTCACGACACGATGACGAAGCGGGATGCTGTAGCCGGTCAACAGGGTTTCAGTCAGGACGCGGTCAAGCTGGAATTCGGCGGTGTAACCACGTGAATCGTTAACCTCTTGGAGATGGCGCAGATCTGCGCCATCTCCGGCCAGCGCCTTGCGCATCACGCGAATGTCACGGATGACGTCCTTATGCTGCTTGCCAGTGAGATTGGCGATCTCACGGCTCGACATGGTGACTGTATTGCTTGGAGCGACGATCGTGTTCATAATGCCCCCTCAGTGTTTTGCGTTTTGAAAGAGCCGGGTTGCAGCCCGGCTTTTTTGTGCCTGCGATTCAGGCGGTTACTTTTCCGCAGACGCGACCAATCCCGCCGACTGAGCTACTGCCCTCAGCGTTCAATGTCCCCATGCGCCCTGTTGTGTTGCCGTCCATTTCCCTTCTCCTAAAGGTCTTCCTGGTAGGTCTTTTCTACTGGATGAATCAACAGCTATTCAGGTGCACTACCTCGAATCCCCGCCAAATTCGATACTGTCGCCAATGGGCCTTCAGGCTATTTCTCTACGTTCCGAAGGTCTTCCCGAATCCCTTCAAGGTCTTCCTTGAGTAAATCGAGGTGGTGCTGCATGGCTTCCAATCGCTCCAGCGTGTTTTCGGTCGTAGGCACAGTCCCCGCTATGCCGCAGACTTTTTTGGGTGGGCTTCGGCAACGCGAAGCACCTTGTGGGCGAGCTCAATAAGGTCAGGTCGCAAACCAGCGATAGTGATCTCGCCGTCAGAGGCGTCTTGAAGACGCTCGGCAAGTTCGGCAGATGCTTTCCGATGACCGCCAGCAAGCTGCCAGAGATGTCCGACGGTGGTCTTCGCTGCTTCGGCTACCAGCTGACGTCGGTCGGCTGTTGCGCTGGCGAGCCAATCTCGCAAGTGGTCATTCATAGGGTTCTCCTAATACGTAGGAGAAATTTAGCTTAGGGCTAATATCGGAGCAAGGAATATTTAGCTGTGAGCACATTTAGCATTGAGCTAAAGAATGGCATTCTTGCTCGCATGGATATCTACGCGATTCGCAAACGCCAATTGATCAATTTGATCGGCGATCAAAAAAAAGGC